CACCATGCGGGACGGGTGTCAAGTGCCTTCGTGCGGCCGGCGCATGGGGTTGTTTACCGGGTAAACGTGGTGCAGAGGCTATAGCCCGAGGTCCTCGATGCTCAGGCTTTTCAGTTTCGGGTTGATAGGAGCCGCTTCGCGGCGGCCGAGTGCGGCATAAAAGAGCCCCCAGAACTTCTCTGGCGTGCTCCATGCCTCGTGTGTCAGCTTCCAGAGTTCTTCCGGGTTGCTCGCCCGACCTGCTCTAATCCAGTTGTGAACGTAGACCGCGACGGTGCCGTCTGGCTCGATGATGAGCGCTGCCCAAGGGGTAAGTTTATCGTCCTGCATCGCACGCTCTCCTTCTGGATCAGTTCATATGTGGCGAAGGTTGTGCCACAGGTAAGACACTCCCGGACCCGCCGCGTTGTCGGGCCGGAGCGAAGTTCTTTTGGCCGGCTGTCTGTGACCGTAGTTTTCCCACCGCATGGACATAGCATCCTTCCCCTCCTTCATAGGCCGAGGTCCTCGATTGAGATATCGGCCGTGGTCTTACGGCTCTCTAAGAACTTCTGCTGCTTTGCCAGTTCTTCTTCCCGGCTCATATCCGGGGTCGGAGCGGCGAGGGATGGGACGCTCGGCAAACGAGGTGGTCTCGGTGCAAAGAGGTCCTCGACCGTCAGGTCAGCCGTTTCATTGGTTTCGGCCAGCGAGCGGATGCTCATAAAATACAGTTCCAGCATCGCCCGCGTTTCACCGACATAAATCAGGTTGTGTTCCTGGTCCCGGCCGGCGCCACGAGCACGCTGCGGAGGAAGCTTCTCACGGCCAAGGAAGTGCACCCGCCGGTACTCGAGGCCCTTTGCCTTGTGGATGGTACTGAGCGTGACGACGGCCGGAGAGCCGGGCCGGTCGCTGAACAGGTTCTCAATCTTTACTGAGAACCAGCTGACGGCTGCGTCGGTCGGAGCGGCTTCACAGATAGAGTGGATGGCCGCACAGCGATCCGTCAGGCTCTCAGCTTTGTCGTGTTTCCCCTTACCGAGGTGCTTTGCCGTTTCTGCGGAGAGCCAAGCATCGAGATGCTGGAGAGCTTCTCCCAGTGGCATGGCCTCGTTCCCGTTCGCGCCGCGCTTCTTCAGCAAGCGCGCTAGCCCAGCACCGATATCCTTCCCGAGGATAGTCGCTGGGATGTTCCGCTTGATAAGACGGAGCCACAGGCCGGCAAGCGGCTGGTTGTACCGACAGAGGATGAAGTCGCCGGGCCGGATATCAGACGGCTTAGAAATCCCGACGTGGCCTTCCGGTGCGTCTGGCGCCGACTTCATGTAAGGAACGATCTCGTTTGCCTGCCGCACGACCGCCTTCGGGCAGCGGAAGCTGACCGTAAGAGGCATCGGGCGCAGCCCAAACTGCGTGATCATGTTAGGGATCGACCGCACATCCGCTCCCCGGAAGCCGTAGATCGCCTGGTTACGGTCGCCTGCAGCGACGAGGCGGCCGCTCAGCCCGAGGAGCTTGCGGAGCATCCGGTGCTGGAGAGTCCCGAGATCCTGTGCCTCGTCCACCATCACGAGCTTGTACGTATCGAAGCGGCCGGCGATCGTGACTGGCAGATAGAGCTGGTCGGTGAAGTCGATCACGCCGTCCCAGGCTCGCATGTTCATTCGTGCTAGCAGCGTCCGCGCGCACTCGATCAGCCAGCTTGGGTCCCAGTCCTCCGAGTCAATGTCCGCATTCTCGAACAGCTCTGCCCAGTTAGCTTCGGTGTCATCCTGCGCGCCGCCAGGTGAGCCGGCAGGCACGATCCCGGTGTTCCGAGCTGCATCGACCAGCTTCTTGAAGTCCGGGCAGGCCATCGGGGAGGTGTCGAAGCGCGGCCAGAGTTCCTTAGCCGTGAGGTAGAGCTTCCCGGTTTCCAGGGTGAGCCGGCGGCCGATGGCCCGGCCAAAAGCTGAGTGGCCGAGCGAGTTCATTGTCCGACAGGAGACTGGTAGGCCAGCTGCTTTCACGCGCTCAGTAAAAGCTACCTCGATGTGCTTGTTAAAGGCACAGACGAGCACGCTGCTCGGCAGGAGCCCTTCGCGCTGTAACTCTGCAAGGCCCTTTTCAAGGGTGAAGCTCTTACCGGAGCCGGCAACTGCCTCGAGGACGAGGTTATCATTTGTCATGAGGAGCGCTTCGAGGAACGCGCTCTGTTCTGGTGTAAGGGTTTTCATTTTCTTCTCACTGCGTTAAAAGGAAAGGAACAAACAAACGAAGGCCGCTAGCGTGAGGATGATTATAACCAGCGCTATGCGGCCCGCGTACTCTTCCATTCAGCGGGCAGCTTTCTTGTGGATCGGGACGACGTTCGGCGCAGAGCGCGCCGTGAAGGAGATCTCGTAACCGAGGCAGGCAGCGACCGCAGCGATCGTGCAATGCTGCGGGCGCTTCGTTTTGCCCTGGAACCAGGCGTGCAGGGTCCGTGCCGTTACACCGCTCTTAGTTTCAACGTAGGTGAACGACACTTTCTGGTCTGCGATTAACGAATGGAGCCGGTGGATGATCGGGTCCTTGTCGCGAAACATGTAGCTCTGGTAGATTTTTGTCATTTGGGAGGGCCTTCATTTATTACTGTGTCCAACGTTACCACAACCGGCCGCGAAAGTCAAGGGGCCTGTTACGTTTTCGGTCGCAGGTTCTCCGGCAGATTGCTGTGCAACCACTCAGTCAGTCCCTCTTTCGTTGCTCCGATGCGGGGAGCCTCCCAACCGAAGTGCAGCGCGACAAGCGCCAGAAAGTGAGGATAGGTCCGGCGGTCGTCTCTGATGTACCAGCGAGCGCCGCAGGAACAGCATAGATCCTTCCCCTCTACATGCTGGAAAGGCTGATAACGGATTACCTTATGTACCATCACGTCCTCCGTAAAAAGGCTACGAGGCCCGTAGCCAGTTCCTTGGGAACAGCGTACTTCTCGATGAGCACTCGCTCGAAGGTGAGCTTCTCTGCCGCATCCAGGCGCTTCGCCTCGAGCTGGAGCGTCTGAAAGAGATACGCACAGATGTCCACGCTCTTGCGTGCGCCGAGCGGCGGGCCGGGATCGTTCTTCATGTGCGGACCTTTTCTGCCGAAACGCTCTCTGGCTTCGCGAGCAAAAGCTGTAACGCCCTCGGCCCGTTCTTGTACCAGGCGCACAGGCGGTTCCAGTAGATCGAGGTTTCCTGCTCGGAGGTGAAGGTCATCTCGATGATGATCTTCATCTCGCCGCTGCGCTTCCAGTGGATGTGCGTCAGCATTCGTTCTTCGCCTCGGGCGGCTTCGCCGGCATCCGCCATTCAGTGATGTCTGTGATGCCCAGCTCCTTCATGGCGGAAGCGTTCGCCTGAATGAGCGTGTCGATTAGTATCAGCGCCTGCCGGTTCGGGATCTCCAACGGGCTCGTCCCGGCGGCCATAGTAACTGTGTTTGTGAGCGCAGCCGTGCGGAGCGTAAACAGGTCGTGACGCTCGTCCACGAGGCGTGCAGCCGTATCAACATGTGCCTGCTTCATCTGAAAACTCCTAAGGGAGGGGCCTTAAGGCCCCTCCCTCCTTGCTGTTAGCCGACAGTGACTTCTACCGCGCCGATCTCCGTCTCGCCGGACTCGATGCCCAGATCGACGAGGTTGTCGTTCAGGTACTCCTGAAGCGCATTCACGAGTTCATCGTCCTCGTTCTGGAGTTCCTCCCTCAAGTCTGCGACAGGCGCGTCGATGACAGCGGTGATGGTGATCTTAAACTTCACTTTCTTCTCCTCAGGTTGTAGCCGATGAATACACCGATAGCTCCCATGAACGCGCCCCAGATAGCACAGGCTATCCAGGCGTTGTTCATGTTACTTGATGCCGAGCCGTCGAGCGGCCTGAGCGACGATGCTCTCGACAGCCGTCTTGACTGGCATGTTAGCGTTCTTGCAGACAGCGATAGCGATGTCGGACTCGTACGTTTTGCCGGGCCTGGTCGGATCAGGCAGCGACGCAACACAGGTCACGCTGACTTCGCCGGTCGTCAGGACCTCAGCCTCGAACCGGCCGCCTGCGTCGATGATTTCCGCAGCTAGGCGGTCGATCGCTTCGCTGTCCGTCTCGTACTCGGTCAGGGCTTTCCGGCCGTAGGGCCGGATATACTGGGTAAATGGAATAGTCATTCTAGAGCCTTTCTGAACGGCCGTCAGGGAACACGCGGTAGCGCCAGCGAGAGAGGCGGCGCTTTCCGCTGAGGAGGCGGATCTCTGTGGCAAAGCCGTACCTGTTATTGCCCTTCCAGTGGACGATAACTGTGGTGTCATACTTCTTTGCCAGGAGCTTCGCTCCGTTAAGCGCGGTCGGGAGGTCCATGTTCCACCGGCTTCTCGAGATGCAGCACATACGCGGTGCTAGAGAGTGACATTGCGTATGCAGCTGCTTCACGGAACGTAGTATACGGACCGTAGGCCCGTCTGCCTGTGGCACCGAGTTCGTCGATGACGACGAAGCGGGCAATTGGCTTAGACACTGTTGATTTTCCTTCTCTGGGGCGGTACTGGAAGCGTACCAGAAACGGCCACGCAAGCGCGTGGCCGAGACTGCTGCGCTACGAGCAGGTCACCTCTGGAAATGAAACAGTCGTCAAGGCCGAGATAGCCGCACGGAACGCAGCGATAGCCTCGAGTGCGGTTGGTGCGTTCACCTGCGACCGGATGATCGGCTGGCTTTCTAGGCCGGCTGTAATGACGTACACGCCGGTCGTGCCTTCGAGGGGCTGGATCGTAAAGTGCATCATTCTTCCTCCTGTTCGAGAAGGTCCGCGATAGCGGCTTCTCTGGTTGCACCGAAACCCTGCGGCATACCCGGCTCGTAATCGGCACGGACAGCCGACCAGTCGAACTGCCTCAGGGGGATCGGCTTCGGATCATAAAGAACACAGATGACCTTACTCATCGTACCAATCGCTATCGTCATAGCGCTCCTCTGCTTCGTGTGAGCGGCGGTCGCGGTATTCCTCGTATGCCTCGTCCGGGTCTCGCCCGTGGACGGGGCAGTTCTTGTTGAGCTTCGGTTCCGGCGGGTCGATGTCTGTGGCGTGGACAGTTGTCCAACCGCAGATGCAGTCTGGGTCCTCACCCGGGATTTCGTCAACGGGGAAACTCATAAGCCTGCCTCCTTTTTGATGAGGTTGTATGCGTCGGCGAGTGACATACCCTTGTTATCCATCAGCCATTTTACAGCTGAAATCAAGCGGCCCTCACCATAGAGCTGCTTGACTGCTTCGGGCAGCGTGCTGTCTACCGAGAGGGACGGATAAGGGTGCGGCCACTCGAAGGTTGGCTTTCTGCGTTTCATGTTATTCTCCGAAGATGGAAACGAGGAACCGGCTGTCAGCCGGGATGACGTGAATGCCCCACACGTCGGGCAGCTCGAACGCGAACCACTCGTGGCCGTGCGTGTCGCGGAACATGGCGAGGAGCTGGCCGACGAGCGGGGCACCCTTGTGCTCCCGCCCGAAGAACTCCTGTTCGACAGTAATATTCATCCGAGGTACTCCCGAACAGCCTTGATTTCAGAAAGCAGTTCGTCTGAGGACGAGCCGACGAACTCATCAATCTCCCTGACGGACGCCTCGATCTGGTCGAGCAAGGCCGGTGTGACAGCCCATGCGGACAGCCGGATCACCGGCACCTTGTGCCGACGGTCTCGGAGCTGCCAACGGCCGGTGTCCTTGTTGTGTTCGGCCAGGCTCCTGAGCCGAAGGCTGTTCAATAGGTTCCCGGCCTGTTTCGCATCGAGGTGTAGTGCTGCCATCACCTCGCGTGTAGTAGCCGGGCCGAGGTTGAGGAATGCTACGGCTTCACGGGCTTTTGACATTAGACCGACTCCTCGATCCCGAGGGTCGCCGCGATAGCGGCGGGCGTCCACAGCTCGAACACTTCGATGTCCCTGGACAGCTTGTCGAGTAGTTTATACGGGTCCTTACCCCGCATGTAGGCGTTGAACGGTGCCTCCTCAGGCTTTGTGCCGGGCTTCCACAAACAGGCGGACAAACGATACTCTATCACGTGGCCGCTGATCTCGATGTTGAGCGTGACGTATGCGAGATGGCTCTTGATCGGGGCCTTTTCGAGTAAGGCGGCCTCGAGCTGGGCGCAGGAATTGCTGAGTTCAGTGGGCTGCATTGTGAAGTGTCCTTCTAGGAGGTTTTCGGATGGCTCCCCGAGCTGGAGTCGAACCGGCATACCTGGAACCAAAATCCAGTGTCCTACCTTTAGACGATCGGGGATCACGGCCTGTCTACCGGGCCGAACGCTTTATTTCTTCGTAAGCATGGCGGTACGCGCCCTGGCCCATATCGAGCTTGGCGAGTTTGCCCTCTTTGTAGAGGCGCTGGGCTTCGACCAGCGGAATACGCTTGTCGCGGCTCGCGTCGCGAGTATCCACGACGATGTGAGCCATTTCTGGTTCGGGCTTTTTACGCATCGTGTATGTTCCTTCTGAGGGCGCTTTGCGCCTAGCCGGAGGTTTTCTCGAACGGCCCGCCGGTTGCTGGCCGCTCGAAACGCTGTCCACGCCCTGTGCCGAGCTTGCAGCCGAGCTTGATGAAGCACATCGGACAGAAGTTACCCCAACCACGGGGCGTCGCTGCGTCGTAGAAGACGAGCATGATCGGGCGCTCGCAAGCGTCACAGTTTGATGGTGGGTTAGCATGTTTCATTGGTCTGTTCCTTCTAGGAGGGGTTTAGTAGCAGGCGGGCGGTTTTTGCCCCGCACGCGCATCATGACACCATCCGCCGTTGATGTCAAGCACCTTGTGAATTATTTGGTAAGTACGGAGCGTAATGCCTGTTTGGGTAGTCACCGTCTTTGTACTCTAAATAGCCGCTTTGAATTAGAGCGTTGAATGTGCTTTCAAGGTATTGAGGCGCTATTCCTGATTGTAAGAGCTTTGTACGAAGATGCTTCTCAGCAATAGCAATCTTTCCATTTGTACAGTACTCTGCTTTGGCCCAGCGGTATACGAGGGCTATTGACTCCGTTTGTGATGGCTTTGGATCTAGCTTCGCTGCTACTTCAGCAAGCTGTTTTGAAAGCTGCCTCATTAGTTT